GTTCTTTGTGTTTGTTTGCAACGCTTCTGTTGCTGGCTTTTGAATAGGAGTTTTTATGCCTGTTTCTTTGAGTAATACAAGCAAGCTTGGGTGTTTTTCTTGGAGCCTTCAAGCCCTTGAGACATGTCCTGGCTCTATTGGGGACAATGGGGAGCTTGTGGAGGTTTGTCAAGGCTGTTATGCCACGGCAGGCAACTACAGATTTCCTAATGTCAAGCGCATTCGCCAGCAAAACAAGGAGAGTTTTTTGGAGGAAAGCTGGACAACAGACATGGCTTTAGCTTTGTCAAGCCAGCGTTTCTTCAGGTGGTTTGACAGTGGAGACATGTTCTCTTTGTCTTTGGCAGAGAAAATCTACCAAGTTTGTCTTGACACGCCTTGGTGTTTTCATTGGATTCCCACACGCATGTACAAGTTTGATAAGTTCAAGCCCATCATTGACAAGCTAAATGCTTTGCCCAATGTTGTTGTACGTTTTAGTGGGGACAACATTGGACAGTCTCCATCTGGGGCTTTTGTCTCCAAGGTTGTTGACAGCTATGCCAAAGAGGATGGTGTACACTTGTGTCCCTCAAGCCAGCAAAATGGCAAGTGTTTGTCATGTCGTGCTTGTTGGAGCAAAGATGTGCACAATGTTGCATATGTTGCACATGGCAAGAAAATGTCAAAGGTTATTCGTTTGAAGGAGGTTGTATGAAAGTGTTTGTTTATTTCAACCTACACAAAAAGCTTTTCTCTGTGAGGGCTTTGGAGGGCAGGAGCAAGGGCAGAGTTATTGCCCACATGCAAAGTCTCTACCTTGACTGCCCCTCTTTCAAGGTGTCAAAGGCTGGCAGACAGCGTGTTTTGCAGGAGAAGAAAAAGAATGTTCATGCAGGGGTTGTTGGCTACTTTGCCTTAGAGCAAAACCTCTACCTTGCAGGCTTGTCATGGCTGAAAGTGCGGTATAATCCCTACTTGTTTGACAGCTTTGTTGACGAGCAAGAAAAGCCTATAGCTTTTGCAGATGTTGCAAGGCTTTGTGTTAACAACAACACCCCTGTTCTTGAGGCGGGTGTCACCATTTATGAAGGAGAATGACATGGGACTAGATATGTATTTGACAGGCAAGCGTAGGCTTGTTGGCTGGGGTAGCTCTCCTGAAGCAGACGAGCTACAAGCAAAAATTGCTCCCTTCATTGGTGGCTTGAAGGCAGAAACCATCACCTTTGAAGCTGCATATTGGAGGAAAGCAAGTGCAATCCATAGATGGTTTGTTGACAATGCTCAAGGAGGAAAGGACGATTGCTATGAGCATTACGTTTCAAAAGAACAGCTTAGTGAGCTAGCGTACCTTTGTGCAGAGGTGTTAAAAGACAAGGACAAAGCAGCAGAGCTTTTGCCTCCCTGTTCTGGCTTCTTCTTTGGAAGCTCAGACATTGACAGCTATTATTTCGAGCAGCTTCGTTACACCCTTGACACCATTGACAACCTCTTAAACAATGAAAGCCTAGAACATGTCGAATATTCCTACCAAAGCAGCTGGTGATGTTTTACAAGCCTTGCAACAGGCTTTGTCAAGACATGATTGGTACTATTCTTTTGCTGATTCTCTAAAGATTTGGAGAGCTGGCCAAGAAGCAAGCACTAACATTGCTAGGCTTATGGCTCAGGCAAAAGAGCATAATGTCTACCCAGAAGCTGTTATGCTTTATAACCAATACAGCCCAGACAAGAAGGTTACTAATGAGTAACTATGGTTTCTTTATCTGGCTTCTTGTTGTTTATCTTTACATTTGTTTCATTTGACACATATGTCTTCTTCTATGTATAATAATTACATAGGTAGTTACATATAAGAGACTTATAGATAATAAACATATAAGACATGTACTTATAAGATACATATATGTACATTAAGATACATATATGTACTTATATGTAACATAAGAGTACATATAACATACAAAGGAAAGCTATGAGATGTTATTGCTGTGATGCTTTGTTGTCAGACTTTGAGGCAACACGCAGAAGTGCAAACACTGGTGAATTTTTAGACATGTGTAATGATTGTTATTACACTGTAAGGAATGACGTTCATGTTGTTGAACGAACAGACCTGCGACACAATGAGGACATAAGTGAGGATGAAGATGACGAGTCAGCAATTTGAGATGTTTGTACATTTCACTCTTTCAGACAGTGTTGAGCTTGTCTCCAACATTGGCTATGATGCCTACATACGTTTGCTCAACGATGCCCTATCAAAGAAAAAAGAAACAGCCCCTTTGACAGAGGAACAACGTGAACGCAACCGCCAACTCCTAGAAGAATGGAACCTCTAATGGCTTTTGTTAAAACACACCAGCCCTGCACCACATGCGACAGCTCAGACGGCATGTCCATCAACGAAGATGGCTCCACCTTCTGCTTTGTTTGCCAAACCCACACAAAGGCCTCAGAGCCTTCAAACCACATGCAAGCTACCACCCTAGCCACCCCTCCCAGAAAAGAGCTCACAGAGGCTGTAAAGGCCCTCCGTGTGGCTGTTATGGCTAACACCACCCCTGCCATTGGCTCAAGACGCATAAGCAGGGCTTCTGTTGAGAAGTTTGGAGTGACAAGTGACAGCTCCCATGTTTGGTTTCCCTACTATGATATGGATGGGAAGCTCATGGCTGTTAAGAAGAGGGCCATAGCAAGCAAAGATTTCTCTGTTGTTGGGGAATGGAAAGGCACAGGGCTTTTTGGACAAAACCTGTTCACCAAGGGAGGCAAGTATGTCACCTTGGTGGAGGGAGAGTATGATGCTATGGCTGTCTTTCAGATGCTTGGCAGTAAGTGGCCTGTTGTTTCTGTAAGGAATGGTGCTGGTGGGGCAGCTAAAGATTGCAAGGAGCAATATGAATGGCTCTCCTCCTTTGAGAACATTGTGCTTTGCTTTGACAACGATGAGCCAGGACAGCAGGCAAGCAATCAGGTGGCTTCTTTGTTTGGCTCCAAAGCCAAGGTGATGAAGGGCATTGATGGCTTGAAGGATGGGTGTGATTGGCTCTTGGCTGGGAAAGAGAAGGAGTTTATTGATCGCTGGTGGAGCGCAGAGCGTGTTGTTCCAGATGGCATTGTTGCTGGCTCTAGTCTTTGGGAGCAGGTGAGCAAGCCTCTTGACAAGGCAGAGGTGAGCTACCCATTTGAAGGCTTGAACAAGCTGACATATGGCATCCGCAAGGGAGAACTTGTCACTGTCACTGCTGGCTCAGGGCTTGGCAAGAGCCAGTTTCTACGAGAAATTATTTGGCACATCTTGTCTAAAACACAGGACAATATTGGGCTTATGTTTCTTGAGGAGAGTGTGCGAAAGACAGGCTTGTCTCTCATGTCTCTAGCGGCTAACAAGCCTTTGCATTTGCCTGATACAGATGCAACAGAGGAGGAGAAACGTGCAGCTTTTGAGGCAACCCTTGGCACAGACAGGCTGTACATGTTTGACCACTTTGGTTCAACAAACATTGAGAACATTGTTAAACGAACAGAGGAGTTTGCTGCAGCCTTTGGGTGTGGCTACATTTTCCTAGACCACGTTTCCATTGTTGTCTCTGCTCAGGACAATGGCGATGAGCGCAAGGCTTTGGATAAGATAATGACAGAGCTACGCACCCTTGTGCAAAAGACAGGCATTAGCCTCATCATTGTTAGCCACCTCAAGCGTCCTGAAAACAAGGGGCATGAGGAGGGAGCCGCAACAAGCCTTGCCCAGCTACGAGGCTCAGGCTCCATTGCACAGCTGTCTGATATGGTGATTGGCTTGGAGCGCAATGGACAGGCAGAGGATGAGAAGGAACGTAACACCACCAAGGTGAGGGTTTTGAAGAATCGCTTTAGTGGTACAACTGGCCCAGCTTGTAGCTTGCATTACAGCAAGTACACTGGTAGAATGATTGAACTTGAAGACGAGAAGCTGTAATGGAAATTGTATTAACATTCAACCTACCAAAAGACAAAGACATTTACAAGGCACACAGCAATGCTGTTCATTATGTTTCTTTGTTAG